GATTTCGGTAAAGAAGTTCGTAGCGATTGTTACATCGTTGGTCGTGTACGTTCAATCACTAATGACGTGATTTCTTGTGAATATGTTAAAGGTTTCTTTGCTGATAAAGTTACTACTCCAGAAGAAAATGAGTTGTTCTCTACTCCTGTTCAAGGTGCTTCTTTGATGGATGATGTTTGGACTCGTATCGAAATGATCGCTACTGCTGAAGAAGTTGAGCTTGTTCTTTCTGACTACAACGTTAGCCACTAATTGAGGATTATATTATGAGTTTTGAGCGTGTACAAAAATATATCATTGACGTTATTGTTGAAAGCCACAAAGGTCGTAAAGACTTTAAAGAGTTGGTGGCTCGTGTCCCTGTTACTGGTCGCTACAACGCTGTTGAGTTATCTGGTGAGATCGCCTTGTACTACCAAAACGTTTTGAAAAAAACTGTTCAGGTTGATTACTATAAAGAAGAAAAGGCTCCAAGCCTGTCTGACTTCGACACTGTTAGCGTTTAAGGAGAATCTGTTATGTTCAGTAATATGTTTGAAACCTTAGAGATCGCTATGCTTAAATCCGTCTCTTCTCCTCGCAACATCAAAGATGACGGAGAAATAAACTGGGTTGGCGTTAATCACGATGTATTCAAAGCAATAGAAGCTAAGTTTAAAGACGATGTGTACTTCTACGATTATATCAACTATCGCTTTGCCGAAGATTTTGCTGTCTCTAAGAAAAATTATATGGACTATGTCAATAGATATTTGTTGGAGGAAGCGTAATGAGTAAGAATGATTACTTTATGGAGTTAGTTGATGCTAGGTGTAAGTTAGTTGAATCTACCCACATCTTAGAAAAGCTTACTCAGTTTGTGCTAGAGGATAACGAAGTTTTAACGAAGATATATCTAGAAATGGCTGTGAATCAAATAAAAGAGTCTCAGGAATATTTAAACGAGGGTAGAACTTTACAAGTAGTATGATCAATTTAATTACTGTATGCACCGATGCGTATCCAACGCAATATGCTAGGATATTGATAAAACGGTTTTTATCTCTAACAGAATTACCCGTAAAAGTTTGGTGCATAACAGACAGACCAGAAGAAATTCAAGACCTAGCTGAAACCATAGAACCGCCATTTGGTCCGAAAATGGGATGGTGGAATAAGATGAAAGTTTATGATTCTTTCTATGAAGGCTATGCGGTCTATATGGATATCGATACGGTTCTGGTAAAAAACTTCGACGAAGAGATAATACGCTCTGTCGCTAACCTAGATTCTTCAGACTATAAAGTCGCTTGTGTAAGTGACGCTATAGGTTGGATGAATAACAAATACAGTTCTTCGATGATGGTGCTAAAGTCTGGTAATATGCAGGATATTTGGGATACTTTCTTATTTCATTATCATAGACTTAAAGATTATAAAGGTGGCGACCAAGTTTGGACTGGTCAGCTACTAGATAAAACCTTTGCGAAAGTATACTATATTGATGAGGAAGTTAATCCTAGTCTAAAATTAAACCTAAAATTTCATTTAGGTGAAAAAATATTCGATCAATGGAAGTTCCCTTTATACATACCTAATGACTGTAAGATTGTAGACTGTGGCGGCAAACCTAAGCCACACGAGCTCGCACATTTATCTTACATAAAAGAAAACTGGCACGATGTAATTTAGGAGAAGTTCATGCAAGAGTTGCTTGTTGGTATAATAATACTAGCCGCAGCATTAATATATGTCGCAGTCAAAGATGACGACTTCGACGATTTCTAAAAGGTGGAGGATTCCCTCCACTTTCTTAATAAAAAGCTTTACTTTTGTTATTAAATCAATTATAATTAGTACAAATTGAATTGAGATATATATTATGACGTCTGAAAAAATAAGCAAGTTTAAAATTATCCTAATAGACTTCAGGTACGACAAACCTTCAGAGAAGCAAATGCAGGTTGTACAGGGCACTTGGAAGCAAATACAAAAGCAAGCTAATGCTTGGTGTAGGGAACACGATTATGCTACTTGGAAGATTGTAGCAAGTAGAGCTAAGAAAAACGTTATTGATTTAAGTAAAATTAAAGAAGAGGATGATGATTAATGTTTATTGAAAAAGTTGCTGATGGTGTGTATCAAGTTCGACTAAAAAAGAGCACGCGACCATTATTCAGAGGTACTTTAAAACAGTGCGTTAATTATATGAACACCAATAGACCTGAACCTAAATCCACTTGGGGAGTATAGTATGGAAGATGTAGTTTTGACCAAGGAGCAAATCATCCTTGCTAATAGAATTGAAGAAGCAGAACACGTAGTTCAATATACAATCAACGAGTCCATCGACTACCTAATTAACGATATGTTTGGCGTTGTAGACTTTAACGAACTAAGCAAGCAACAAGTAGAAGATTTAATGGTTTCTGCCGAAGATACTGATCACTGTATAGTATCAAAAGAGGTTGTAGTGAAGTGTAAAGGCTGGCTGGAGGATAATGCTGATGTATAATAAACTAGTTGAAGTAACTGAATGGGACGCTAACATTCCAAACTTTATATATTATACTACTGATCGAAATACCTATCTTCATGGCTACCAAAAAGAAGAAGGTGGAGAATTTTACCCATTCACAACAAGGCTTTTCTCTACCCGTGGACGTAAATTTATCCAGACTAAGGTAAAAGCATTACCGAAATGAAAGAGTTGTTATGGTTCATAGAAGGTATATGTTATATCCTTGTTCCTGCTGCGGTGATATACTTTGTATACATACTAATGAATGTACTTAATTAATGAGATTAAAAAATGAGATTAGAAGTATTTGAAATATTTGACCAGTTTAAAAAAGCTAGTAATAAAAAAGAGCGAGTAGCAGTATTACAAAAGTACTCTAAAATACCCGCCTTCTCTGATGTGCTTAGAGCAACCTTTGACGATAAACTTCAGTTTAATCTACCAGAAGGCTCTCCGCCATACACGCCAAATAAACCAGAATCTACCCCAAGCACTTTACTAAAAAAGCATATGATGTTTTCTTATTTTGTAAAGGGATTCAATGGCGACTCTCTTCCTGCGTTTAAAAGAGAAAATTTATTCATTCAGCTACTTGAATCAGTACATCCTGAAGATGCGAAGATTGTACTGGGTATGAAAGATAAAGATTTAAAAATAAAATTCTTGACTAAGAAACTAGTTCAAGAAGCATTACCCGATCTTATAAAAGACTAAATAATTAAATAAACCGTTCTAAGGAGGATCATCCCAAAATACAAAACCCCAAAAATTTAGTTTGACTTATTTCTTACAACAATTATAAGGAGACTTTATGTCGGAGAACCAAGAGAAATTAAGAAATCAAATTGCTGAACTAAGGCAATTTGCGTCAGCAGTAGTTAAGGAAAGGCGAACGACCAACTTAACTCAGCAAGGCAGTTTCTTAACCCAAACTATTCAAGGTATTTCGAGATAAGGAGGTGATCCCGATCTCTTCAAGAGCGTTTGTGAGTCTCTTGTCGTATGAAGTAAATTATGGGGTTATTAGGGGATGAGAATATATTATGCCACAGTATGAATTTAAAAACGTAAACACTGGGGAGGTTCAAGAAGTATCTCTGAGCCTCTCCCAGTTCGATGAATGGAAAGCAGCAAATCCTGAATGGGAACGTTACTATAGTTCTAATTCTGCACCAAAGCTCGTTTCTGGAGCTAAATCCGCACTCACTATGGCAGGTTCAAATTGGAACGAACACTTGACTAATATCAAGAAAGCCAGTGGGAAAGACAACACTATTAAAACGTAGACTATGGCTAAAAAAACTTCAACTTTGGCTGGGAACCAGCTCACACTTAAAAAAATTCAACCACTCACAAAAAACCAAGAATTAGCATTCGATAGCAATAAAAACCTAGTCCTACATGGACTAGCTGGTACAGGTAAAACCTACATTGGGTGTTATCTGGCGTTTGATGGTATCTCTAAAAAAGAGTATCAGAAACTAGTAATTATCCGTTCGGCTGTACCTACTAGGGATATCGGGTTTCTCCCAGGAACGGCTGACGAAAAGTCCGCAGTATATGAAGAACCGTATAAGGCTGCTTCTATAAGCTTATTCGATCGCGGAGACGCTTATGATATACTAAAGCAAAAGTTTGTGGTTGAGTTTATGACAACCTCTTACATTCGCGGTATTACTATTGATAACGCAGTAATATTGATAGATGAATGCCAGAATATGACATTCCATGAACTAGACTCAATTATTACTCGAGTTGGTATTGATTGTCGTATTATATTCTGCGGAGACTTTAGGCAAAATGACTTTGGCGGAAAACGAGAAAACTCAGGGCTAAAAGAATTCCTTAAAATTCTAGAAGCTACTACTCACTTCGATATGATTGAATTCGAAATCGAAGACATCGTAAGGTCAGATCTAGTGAAAGACTACATAATAGCGAAACATGAACTGGGTTTTTAATTTACTTTTTAGAAGGTGTAAAGTGAAAGAATATAATACTGTTCTCGACATGGAAGAGTTGTATGAGCAACTAAAAATAGATGAGGGAGTAGTATATGAAATCTACGAAGATCATTTGGGATACCCAACCTTTGGGGTGGGGCATCTCATACTCGAGTCAGATCCAGAATACGGACAGCCTGTCGGAACCCCTGTTTCCGAAGATAGAGTCCGTGAGTGCTTCGAGCGAGACATCACTATCGCTATCGAAGAATGTAAAATACTCTATGGATCTGTATTCTGGGACGGGTTACAAGGTGAAGTTAAATCTATCCTAGTTAATATGATGTTTAATTTAGGGAGACCACGTCTCTCTAAGTTTTTAAAATTTAAAGCTGCATTACTTGATGGTAACTATAGGAAAGCAGCTAATGAGGGACGAGACTCTTTGTGGTATCGTCAAGTGACCAATCGCGCTGAGCGATTAATGAAAAGGTTAGAGAATGTCTAAAAATATTATTGTACAATATATGATTACTTCGGACTCGGTAGATGCTCGTGGTCCAATTGAAGGTTGGGAAGGCTCTCGCTCTTCTCTTTACCAAGAGTGCGCTAAGATATCTCGCGCATCATTTGAAGAGTACGCTAAAAAAATTGGTGCTGACCATTTTTATTGGGACGAGCGCCACACTACAAAAGGACACGGTTGCTCTACCTCTTTATTACACGAGTGCGCTCGCGTATGGTTAGACCCGAAGTTTGATGAATACGATAACCTATTATTCGTAGACACAGATATTATTGTGAATACGGATGAAAACATCTTCGATTATGTTGAATCTGGGGCAGAAGTTTATGGCGTCCTAGAATCAGATATTCGTACTCATACTGGTAATGGCTATAATTCTTGGGACTATAAAGAAAGAGTTTACATGGACTTCTGTAGTAAGTTTATGATGCACGATTGCCCTATTGAGCCAGTATTGCCTCCGAATACTCCAAGTAAAATTATGATTATGAATACTGGGGTTGTACTTTGGACTAAAGAAGCTAGGCTAAAGGCTAGAGAGAAATTTATGAATTGGGAAGATTGGTGTTACTCTGGTAAATACCATATGTCAATAATGAACGACCAACCATACATATCTGCTATGTTAGCTAAACACCAGTTTGACGTTGAAACTTTAGACCAAACTTGGAACGATTCTCCTCACTATGCTACAGAACAAGACTTTTTTGAAAAGGCTAAATTCTGTCATTATACTGGGGGAGAGTGGAAAGTAGATATGATTAAGCATTGGAATGATAAGAGATTCAAAACAACCAAATGAAATTAGACCATCTAATGTGGGAGGAAGACGGCTGGGGCTATCTTCCTCCAACAACAGAAGTATACCATGCTCTGAGAGATTCGATAAAAATATCGAAAGCTGAATCTATTCTGGAAATAGGGTTTTATGCTGGGCACTCGACAACTTATCTAGCTGAGTTGGCTCCAGAGGCAACCATATTCTCTTGCTGTCCAGATCACCCTAGAGGTAGAACTTATGGGCAAGTAATAAGCGATATCTATCCTAATGTAACTGTCGCTTGTATACCTTCTCCTAAAGTCCATATCCTTACTGTAGGAAGGAAATACGACTTATGCTTCCTAGACGGTAATCATACATACGAAAACGCACTCACAGACTATATGCTCTGTAGAGAACTCAACATACCATATATTTTATTCGATAATACTGAACTAGACCAAATCCGTCAGATGTTGACTTTGTTAAAGGTTTGGGGTAGAATACAGATCGTTAAAGAATATACCTATGAATCCTCATTCAAAGGTAAGATACAAAATAACGGACTCACACTAGTAAAAGTATTATGATTAAATGGTTAGCTACGGCACTGTTCCTATTCGCAGGAACGGTGCTCGCATTAAATATCGACATCTCTAAGTATGGCTTCTTATGCTTCTTCGCTGGGCATATTATGTTAGCCTACTATTTCCTAAAAGAGCGTGACTGGGCTATGATTACCCAGAATACGTTCTTCCTCTTCATAGATTTCATAGGAATCTATCGCTGGTTTATGTAAAAAAAGGTAATATTACCTAAAAAAAGTGTTTACTTTTGTATTCAAATCATGTATACTTCTCTTGTAAATTGAGTTGAGCCCCATAGGAGCGTTTCATGATAGTAGAAGTTACCGGAACCAAGTCAAAGAAACTTATCAGCTATATTCAGCGAGTAGCAGAATACCTAGAGCTAGACAAGTACGATACTTTTTACGAACTAAACGTTCAGAAAAAATGCGATAGCGACGCAGGCGGTTACGCCCACGGAGACGATAACGACGTTTCAATAGAGATTTCAAGAACCGCACAAGGCGAACGCTATACTCAAGAAGAATTAAAGATCAATATAGCACACGAGCTTATTCACGCTCAACAGTTAGCTTCAAGAAGACTATACAACAAAGGGTTTATTTTCAAACAACTTAACAAAACCGAAAAGTGCCTAGCATACGCCCACGAATGGGAAGGCGAACTTTACGTAGACACGCCATACGACGATCAACCTTGGGAAATAGAAGCATACGAAAACGAAAAAAAAGTTTACGAAATTTGTAAATAATTCAAAAAAAGTGTTTACTTTTGTTTTCATAAGAGCTATAATTAGTGTGTAAATTGAGTTGAGGAAATTATTATGCCAAAGTTAAGTTTGAAAACCCGTGTTGAAAGAGCTTACAAAGAGTTAGAAAAAATTAATGCTCCTGTTTGTCACTTCGGTGAAGGTTTCGGTGGTGGAGCTTTTTTCGCTATCAGTGCTGAATGTAACGATAAAGAAATTTGGGCTGATTACTACTTGATGACTGACGGTGGCGAGCCTGAAGGATTCGAATTTGGCGTTAATCCTAAAATCATTAAGGTGTTGAACAAATATGATCTCTATGCTGAGTGGTATAATTCAGCGGTTCTTGACGTTTTCGAAGGCTAATAAGGAGCTTGATATGGACAGAAATGAACTGCTACAAGGTGCGGTTAGGAAGCATATCTACTATAGTGAGCATCCTAACTATCATGGACTGGAGCAAGAATTACTCGAATGTGGCTTTACTAGGTCTGAAGTATTCTGTATTTTAATGGGTGTTAGAGAAGGGGATTATTAATGAGACGTTTTTTTAGATTAGATTTTTTTGGTTATGGTGGAGAGTTTGCTGCTGGTTCGGTAGATAAAGCGTTTGTTGACTATTGGCTAGAGGTTGGCGATAACCAAGCGTTGTATGATCACCTACAAGCACTAGATTTCGGCGACGATGATTCTATTGACTTAGATTCTCCTGCTCTAGAAGAAGGTTCTGAGTTCTACGGAATGTGGGAGCAAGACGAGTATGAACATACGTGTTCGCTTACGCCACACTCTAGGTATTTTGTAAGCGAAATCAATAACTTAAAAGAAATGAAAGAGATTAGTGAACCAGAAGATTACGAAATAGAAAACGTAGTTTATGGTCGAGAAGGCATGTATCTTTGCGGAGAAGACTACGAGGGGAACAAACAACCTGTACTGCTACTTTACTCTATAGAAAAAGGGAACTTCTTTGAGTGTATCGTAGAGACTGGAGAAGAAGGGTTTGATCCAAACTTACTTTGTGTCACTACGTTAGAAACTGAGATGGACGCATTCGTTGAACGTGTTTTCTACGGTAAACAAGAGCTCGAGTTAGTATATGATAGCTGTTCAACTACTGGTAAAGCTATGGAAGCAATGGTCGGTTACATTATCCCTGAGTATAGAGAAGCTTCTGTGAATGAAGAGATTATACTAGAATGTATCGAAGAAATCATAACTGAGAGTGAAGCATAAGGAATATATCATGAGTGATCAATTTGTAGAAGTAGAAATCGGTAAAACATACGCAGTAAGCAACCGTCGGAAAAAGAGTTTCTTTGAAACTTCTAATCTAGAGAACGATGATGGGCAAAGTGTTTCTCGTGAGATGCTTTGGCGGCAAGGGACGTTTCTTGTAACTCCAGTCAATCAAGCGGAAGTTGATTTGTTAATGGTCGCTCAAGAAGAACATTATGAATCAACTGTGCCTATGGACTTCTTCGAGGATACTGAGTTCGACTCTACTTGGGACGGTATATCAGAGGATTTCTATTCGGACGATGTAGAAGATATCCTAGACCTACAGGATAAGTATTGCGAAGACGATGACCTCCTAGAACAGTACTTTAGTTTCGAGGAATACTTAGAAGAAACTAGAGGTTTCTCAGAGGTTGATTACGAAGTGTTTATTGACGGCTCAATTATTGTTGAAAAAGTTGAATAAAAAGCTTTACTTTTGTTTTTATATCAACTATAATACAGAAGTAAATTGAGTTGAGGAATATATTATGAAAGATAAAGTGATTTTGGTTGATTGTGATGGCGTATTGTTGGACTGGGAGTTTGCGTTTGATCGCTGGATGGCTAAACATGGCTACACCGTACATAATCCTACTACTTATGATGTACGAGAAAAGTATGCCCTAGAACCTATTGAAAAAAGGCGTTTGGTTCGTATGTTTAATGAATCTGCAGCGATCCGCAAACTCCCACCACTTAGGGATGCGATTAAATACGTTAAGAAGCTTCACCAAGATCACGGTTACATCTTCCATTGTATTAGTAGCCTGAGTACTGATGACTATGCTCAACACTTACGTACTAAGAACTTGATTGAAATGTTTGGACCTTCTACTTTCGATCGCTATGTGTACTTAGATACTGGTGCTGATAAAGATGAAGCGTTGGAGGAATATCGCGACACTAACTGCTTTTGGGTCGAAGATAAGCCAGAGAATGCTGACATCGGTTTAGACGTTGGTCTTAACAGTATATTAATGGCTCATGCTCATAATTCTTACTATGATGGCTGCGCTCCTCGCGTTCAAAATTGGAAAGAAATCTATAATATTATCGTCAGATAATTCTCTAATCATTTCCTTGATATTAGGCTCTTCGGAGCCTTTTTTTATTTCTGTACTATATACCTTACATTAAAATATTCATTTACTATTAACAGGTGACAAATGAAATACGTTGGTTTCAGTGAACACTATCATGACTCCGGATTTGCTATTATTGATGAATCTGGTAAAGTCGATTTCGCTACCCATGGCGAACGTTACTCGAAAAAGAAAAATGACCCTTTAATTCCCGAAGAACTTTGGGATATGGTAAGTAAAGACGATCACGTTTCTTTTTACGAAGACCATAAAATTAAATTCGATATGCGCGGTGGCTTAGGTGTTAAAGGAAATATCAAAGTAATAGAAGAAAAACCTCATGTTGCCGAAGAAGCGTTCAATCGGATTGTAGTTCCAGAAAGCATGACGTATGACGTACACCACCTACACCATGAGTCTCATTGTGCTGCTGCCTTCTATACTCGTCCTTGGGCAGATAAACACGATACGGTTCTTGTTTCTATTGACGGTGTAGGAGAACTTCAGACTGCGGTTATTATGGATAGCAACTTCAACCTAATCAAAGAATGGCACTATCCTAAGTCTATCGGACTCGTCTATACCACAGCAACTAAATTCTTGGGGTTACGTCCTCTTGAAGACGAATATGTCGTAATGGGACTATCTGCGTATCACGATACTTCTCCTGAGTCAAAGGCAATTACTGATTGGTTGATTGCTTGGTGGGAAGACTTAGAAGATGTTGCTCCGGAACTTGCTGATGGCATTGCTATAGGTGATATTGAAACATCTCAACGAGAAAAGAATCGAGTTAAGTGGCGTGAAGAATTCCGAGCTAAAGTAAACGCTGTTGAAGATAAAGTTGCTGCTCGGGCTGTACAAGACTTTGCCGACTATGGTATTATGCAGATTATGACCGAAGCTGCTAAGTATGGTAAGAAGGTTTGCTACTCTGGCGGTTGCGCCCAAAACGTAGTTATCAACTCGCGGTTATTCGAATTGTTTGATGACGTTCATATTGCTTGTTCACCAACTGATGCTGGTTCTGGGTTAGGTGCTGCTGCTCGCTCTTGGTCTAAAGCTACTGGTAAAGATCAATTAGTATGGAGCCCTTACAGCGGTTACAATATCGACCGAGAAATTAATCCTCGCGAAGTAGTCGATCACTTACTTGAACACAAGTACTGCGGTATTGCTAACGGACGTGCTGAGTTTGGTCCACGTGCTTTAGGTAATCGTTCTCTGATTGCTGACGTTCGCTTTGACGTACAAGATACAGTAAACACTATCAAGCGTAGACAGAAGTATCGTCCATTCGCTCCTGCTGTTCTAGAAGAATTCGCTCATGAATACTTTGATGGACCAATGAACGAGTATATGCAGTTTACTTCTATCGCGAAACACGACTATGCTCCAGTCACTCACGTAGACGGTACTGCTCGCGTTCAGATTGTTAAGAAGGACTGTGAATCAGTATTCCGTAAAATTATTGAAGAATACTATGAGCGTACAGGTGTTCCTATGCTACTTAACACTTCACTAAATATCCGTGGTCGCCCTATGGTGAACGACGAACATGATGCTGAATTATGGGAACAAAAATACGAAGTTAAGGTATTCTAATGACAGAAGAAGCGACTCCAATCAAAAGAAAAGTTGAGCTAGAGCTAGAGTTTGATACAACCACTAAATCAGTACAAGCCAACAGATTTGAGTCGCTTATGGAATTTGCGGAGGTGCTTGACGCATACCGCATATTCCCTCGCGCTTTCATCGTAACCTATATGGTTATTCTTCTAAAAACCATTAACTGGTTCATGACTCTACCAGACCCTAATGCTTCTCAGGCAGGATTAATTTCCGTTGTTGTAGGCGCAGGGGCAGCTTGGTTCGGATTATACACTTCAAGCGGTAGTGGTCGAGCTGCCAAAAAATTTAAAGTCTCAGAATGAAAACAGAAAAGGTAAGTTGGAGAGGCACTCCTGGAGTGGGCGATTTTATGTGGGCATTAAGTTGCTGTCATAATTACGCTCTAGAGGAAAACATACAAGTTGAACTTGAAATGCACTGGGAGCATGATGAAGATTACTACCATCATTTCGAAGATCCAGAAACTATTATAGAGCGAATGGATTATATTCATAATTTCTACCATGATAAAGATAGGGTAAAAGTTATACACGTCTTCAATTCTAACGGTAGATATAGTGACTGGAAGTTTGACGATGATGTAGTATTGGAACCAGATGGTACGAAAAGAATTTCTGCAACTAAAAATAAGTCTCAAAAGAACCGTTTTTGGTTTGAATCGGGTAAGTATAGTGACGAACAAGGCGGTAATATCCCAAATAATAATTGGTTGTTTCGAGGTGATTCTGAACTAACTAGAGTAGATAATCGAATGGTTATTTGGAGACCGTTTTTCAATGCAGAAACTCCAAGGACTTGGAAACGTATATTTACAAATAGTGACTGGGAATTGACAATAGAAAAATTTAAGAAGCTAGGGTTTCACGTACACGAAATAACATATAGGACACCAGTAAGAGAAGCAATGTATCTTATTAGAACAAGCCGTTTGGTGTTATGTTATGATGGTATGTGGCATTATATTGCTAAGTTATCCGCAGCACCCATGGGAGTTATTAGTTCAGAAGGCGTTACTACATACCACACCCCAAACGCTCTTAAAATGAAAGAAACTATACCTTACGAGAAGATTAATGTTTGGTGGTATATAGATAACCCAAGAGAATTGTTAGGCATCACTAAGCGAAAGTCTTTAGAATATAAACAGAATATTATACAAACGATTAATTCGGGAATTACAGATGGAAATGACTAGAGAAAACTTCCACATCGATCGAGCTGTTATCGAGGTTGCTGGAGGGTGTAATTATTCTTGCTCTATGTGTCCGCAAGATTTAAGAGAAGGTGGTAGAGATAAGCGTTTCCGCAGATTAATGAAGCTAGACGAGTTTGAGAAGTATGTTGCTGACTGCGCGCAATATGGTCTTAACGTAGTGAACCTTGATGGTTCAGGCGAAGCTACTATGGCTAAGAACCTTCCGGAATACATTAAGGTCGTTAAGAAATATGGGGCTAAAGCTTATATATTTTCGAATGGTTTTAAAATGAAAGGTCAATACATGAAAGACTGTGTTGACGCTGGACTAGATTTTTACCGTTTCTCTTTTATCGGTTCTACTGGCGAAGATTATTCTAAGTGGATGTACAACGCTATCGGTGGCGACTATGCCATGATTAAACAGAATATAAAAGAGATGGTAGATTACGTTAATGAGTCTGGCGCTGACTGTACTGTAGCTACGTATCACTTGATCACCGATAACAATAATATAGAAAACGAACTAGAGCAATACAAGGCGTTGGTTGAAGAGTTAGGCGTTAAAACCGAGATCTGGAAGATGCATAACTGGTCAGGCGTTTATGATATTGGTGAAAATGCTCGTACAGGTAAAACTAAAACTTGCGGTAGACCTTTCTCACCAGACGTTGTTATTCGTGCTGGAGGGTTAGAGAAAGGGAAGACTGGAGCGGTTCACCCTTGCTGTCAGGTATTAGGTCAAGATGAAAATGCGGTTCTAGGGCACGCTTCCGAAGAAGGCATCCTAGATATCTTCTTTGGTGAAGAGTATGAGAAACTTCGCGAAGGGCATCGTACTGGTAATTACCCTGACTATTGTAAGACTTGCGATTTCTTAATTGATGACCCAGAAACTCTAGTGTACAGTAACCATGAGAGAGACCTACATAAAATGGTCGGAACGAACTTTAGTCTGGAAGATTACAGATGATAAAAGCTTTTATTGAGTGGATAAAATCTCTATTTGCCGAAGAGTACGAAGTTACTCTTTGGTTTCGCATAGACAAAGAAGAAAGAGTATTCACACATAAAGAAGAGCACAGGCTTAAACGTCTACATAAAATTAATAATAAAGAACTTCGTGGTGTTACTGTAGACGGACAGCCGATAACAGTTAAATCTACAATCGGCTTCGATTATAGAATAACTAAGATCAAATAGTATATAAATACTAACTACTTTATACCATATTAATCTGGCCAGAATTGTATGGTATAAACCTAATGTTCATGAACAACGAGGATTTTTCTAAATGGCTTCAGAAATTTTTTACCATACACATTTTTTAATCAGCCCGCAAGAATCTGGCGCTGATTTCTTATCTAGCCTGTATGGACAATACTTAAAGTTAGACGCTCCTGATGTAAACCCGAAGCTAACTTCTATCGGTATGTCTAATTCTGCGCACCATTTTGGTTGGCAACCTGTTATTTCAACTAACTTGAATATCAGTAACTTAGCGCCTCCTACTCAATGGCACGTAGAAAGATTTCAACGAGAAGATATTAGCCCAGAATATTATTTCTTAGTAAAACGTGATTATAAAGATGTGCTCGTACAGAGATTCTTAGATAATAGAGCAGAACACAAAATGGAAAATATTCAAGATTTTCTTATTAGTCCTGAAGGGTTGCCCTTCATAGGTCATTTTGAAACTATATTGAAAGATCTTCCTGTAATATCTAACGTAATACACTATGAAGATTTGGTAGAAAACCCACAAAGGGTACTAGCTGAATTTATCCATAAAATGAAATTGCGCCCTGAATACTACGTTGATCTAGACCGTTTAGACGTAGTTATCGACCGAGCTGGGTTTAACGAGTTGAAAGAAGATTCACAATCTAATAATACTTCTAAAGTAGGTATTTGGAAAGAGTGGTTGACTCCAGAGCAAGCGGTGTATATTGATTCTACAGTAGAACTTATTACTGCATAATTATATACATCCTCTGATAAAAGGTAGACTTCGGTCTACCTTTTTTTATGTCTGAACTATATAATGTATACTTAAACTAGTTACATTATGAAAGAGGGTTACAGTAAGTGATATTGTCTAGAAGTTTTCTAACAGGATGCGACGAAAATACCGAATGGCAGCTTCCTTGGTTTATTAAAAATTTTACTGAGCATAATAATTCTAATCTATTGATCGCTGATTTTGGTATGAGCGAAGAAATGTTGGAATCATTAACTCAACACCCTTTATTTGAAAAACAACTTTGGTTACTAAATAAACAAAATACTGGTAGTGCTGTAGGCAGGTTAAAAAAGACAAGGGCTATATACGAAGCTACATATTTTGCTAAAATTATTTGCTGGTTAGATACCGATTGCGAAGTTAAGCAAAATATAGATAGCATATTCGATTATTACATGAACGGTTTACTTACTATGTGCGTAGACGTATCTAGGAAGAATTCTGACCCAGAGTTCGGGACTTGGTTTAGCGCAGCGGTAGTACTGACTGATAGAAATTGGAACCTTAGAGATTGGATGCTCGCTTGCGAGAAGAATCCGAAAGGGGAAGAAGAAGAAACCCTTTATTTCATGACGAGTGAAATAGAAAAGCTAGGTAAAATAGAAATCTTAGATAAAAAATACAATAGCGTATACGCTGAGCAAAAAGGGGCTTTTGTAGTACACCATTGTGGCGAAGAAGGCGATAATCGTATACGAGGTATGATAAATGAGTAAATATTTAATCTTAATAATTATTATAGGGGGTGGCTTTGGCTACACGTACTATAAGAGCACGCAAGCTGAGATATCAGAACTCAACCAAGAGGTCGCTACTCTTAGAGTCGCGAGAGTTGCCGATAAACAAGCGATCGAACAGCTACAATCAACGCTTGAAGAAACAACGCAGGCGTTAACAACCCAAACGAAACGTAATAGTGAAATCGAAACTGAAATGAACCGTTACGTAGACATATTCCGCAGACACAATTTAGAGAAGTTAGCTGATGCTAAACCAACACTTATTGAGTCTCGCATAAACAAAGGAACTAAGGATGTATTCGACAGCATTGAAAATGTTAGTCGCGCTATTAGCGACATTGACAATTAGCGGCTGCTCAGTTTTCCAAGGTAAGCCTGAAGTAGAAATCCGTGTAGTTGAGGTACAGGTGCCAGTCACGCATCCTCCTCTACCTCGCGATATTGATTTGAAAGAACCCAAATTCTATGTTGTTAGCAGAAAGAACTTAAAAGAGTTTTTAGCTAACATAGAGAAAGAAGGTAATGGTGTATTTGTTGCTATGAGTATTACTGACTACGAGCTAATGGCTTACAATATTCAAGATATTAAAAGGTACTTAGAGCAAATGAAAGAAGTTGTTGTATATTATCGCTCTATTGATAAAAAAGAAAATACAAAGGGAGAGTGAAATGTACGTATATAAAGCTGTAGTCAAAAGATGGGTTGACGGAGATACTGTAGACGTTGACATAGACTTAGGATTCTCAGTAATCCTTAGAGATCAAAGGGTTAGGCTATTCGGAGTAGACGCACCAGAAACTAGGACAAGAGATCTGGACGAAAAAGAGAGAGGGTTAGCTACTAAAGAATATTGTATTAAAATGGCTCCAGAAGGCTCTGCGGTAGTTCTCCGAAGCTATAAAGATGCAAGGGGTAAGTTTGGTAGAATATTAGCAGAGATACTGGTAATGGACGGTCCAATAGAGCGCAACTTAAATGCTCTCTTAGTAGAAGAAGGTTACGCGGAAAGGTACTTATTATGAAAACACTTTTAATATCAATGGCTCTACTATTAGCTACAGTAACAATTGTTTCTTGCGAGAAGAAAAACTCTGCAGGATCTTTCACCCCAACTCATGATGCTACTGGAACTCCTCTAGAAATTACCGTCTATACATTCGACTCAAGGGTGAAATTATGGAGACACTTACGTAAAAATGATATAGATAAACGCAATGTAGAAGGTTTGTCTCAATGGACATTATTAGCTAAGGATAATGTTGTTACTCGTTGCGATATATACGTGGTTAAGCCAGAAGGTGTTAAAGACTACGATACAATGACGACATGGGGGCATGAATTAGTCCATTGCATTTATGGTTCGTATCATAAAGACGGAGAAAGATAATATATGAGAGTTAATGTTTTGGGTAATGGAGCCCACTCTAGCCTGTTCAAAAGAGGCACTGAAGGCAAACTATTGGTATGTAATATGCCTCCAGTCGACTTTGACCCTGAAGAGGTTTATGCTTCATGTATGGTAGACTTTAAAATGATGTCTGCCCTTAAAGATGGATTAGTTTCCCAGTTGGGTAAGTATGATTGGATTCTAGGCACTCGTCCTCGCAAATGGATGGAAATGAACCCGTCATTTTATATGAGATATGCCCAAAACATTAAAGGTTTCCATAAGCATGTTCCGACCTATGCTCAGCTTCGAGGCAACTCTTTATCGGAGGCTGCAACAAACTATAGCTGCGGTCATATGGCAGTAGATTACGCTTGCCGCATTATACAGGCAAAGGAAGTTCATATATACGGCTTCGACTCAATGTTTGACATGAACTTAGAGTCTCACACAGATACTATTTTACAAAGCGACCGAGGACCACTAAACACACATAGATTGTCCAGTAACTGGCGTCCTATTTGGTCAAGTTTCTTTAAAGAATTTGAAAAGGTTAATTTTTTCATTTATCATAGTCATGATAAGATTAAATTTCCTATCGGTGATAATGTAACAATTGTTGTGGAGGAATTAAGTGAACAAGCGCAGCTTTAAAGAAAATGTTAGAGATTTCATAATAGGTATGAAAGAAGAGTACGAAGAAGTATGGGAAAAACGTCCAGCGACACTAGTTTGGACTGCTACTATATTTTTTGTACTTGGGTTGTTACTATAATAAAAAAGGGAGCTAACGCTCCCTTTCTCTTGATTAATATACGCTAATCATTCTCTTCATAACTTCAAGCTCTTCTGGACGACCACCAGATTCTTTCACATCAGGATCCCAAGTAGAACGTATAGAAAATACTGCATCTAAATCGCCAGTAATATCTTTCTTAGTTCCACCGAAGAATCTACCTTGATCTGGAGCGCCATAGTAGATATCTACAATATCAAACTCTTCTTCGCAGTACTGAGCGAATTGGGAACGAACTTGTTCTACAGTAAATGTTTCAACGGATTTAGGTACTCCTAGGAATACTACAGCATCAAATGGACCAGCAACGTCTTCAATAGCCCACTCAGTAATACCGTGCTTGTACTGAGAAGTAGAACGCAAAGCGTTTGGAGACAAACCAAGTTTATTATACAAAGAATGCATAATATGTCTATTGTTACCTTCTGCTGCATCTCCGCTACGCAAGATCTTAAAATCGCCTTTGTACGCATACCCTTTGTGTACAATAGGTAAGAACTGAGCGATAATATTAGGATCCGCCATATGAGACATATGAGATCTCTCAGGAGGAAAAATATCTATTACTTTGCTAGAAAATTTATCAAATAACCAGTTTTCATTTTCATTCGCGTCATAATGGCCAACGAACAAAATATTTTTGTATCCACGATTTTTCAATAAGTTCACCATCATAGGTGCTTTATTGAGGGATTCTTCGATAGCATTTAAATCTGGGTAGAAATGGCGTAGATACATACCATATTGGTTTATATCTTCCATAACACCTGAGTTAAGTTTAGTCGAAAGGTTGTACTTTTCTTCACCGAGAACGTACTGAAGGAGTGCACTTCCATCAGGATTTACGTCACGAAGGATAAGTTCGTTTTTAGTATTAAAAAACATTTTAGTTTCCTTTATAGATTTTTAGAATATATTCTTCAAACTGTTCGATCTTTTCTAGGCGATTTGGCCATAATATGTACTCTTTCTCTGGATTACTCTTTAGATTAGAGAGTAATGGAAGAATCGCGTTATATAGATCGTCTAATCTTGTTTGTATGTCTACTACAGAAGAAGATACAGTTTCTAATTGCTGCGCAGCTTCTAGTTCAGTCTCGTCGACCGCAGTAAACCCAAAATCAAAAAGTTCATTTTTCATGGTTTTATTTATAATTTTTTTGTTGACGGATTTCACTTTATACCTTATAATATATCTGTACCCCGATGGGGGAATATGGAAAAGTTATAATAGAGCTCTTTTGATATAAAAACATATTATTGTATTGCTTTCAAGATACTTCTTCGTTACGACTATATAATAATAGAGTTTTTTAAAGACTCAAGTGTTGGTGCGGAAGGTATCACTATAAACGAGGTGTCCGTAACATGAAAGTTTTGAGCAATGATTTTAACCTTATTATCTAAAGCGAATTATAACATTACTAGTGTATCTATACCGATGCTTGGGTTATAGAATTTAATGAATAATCACATAGAATGTTGACACATATGCAGGGGGTGCGACCTGTTATCAAAAACGCACTTTTCTTCAAAAAAAGCTTTACTTTTCTATAGAACTGGTATAGACTATACTTCTTGTTGAGTGAGGAGTATATCATGAATATTTTTGTTTTAGACCTAGACCCAGTCAAAGCAGCGCAGCTTCAATGCGACAAACACGTAGTAAAAATGATTTTAGAAACAGCGCAGCTACTTTGTACCGCACACCGAATGATAGACGGAAAGCTAGTAGAGACTAAAACAGCCAGCGGACGTAAAGGTAGGCACTACCAACTAGACGACGAGCGAGAAGATATACTATACAAAGCTTGCCACTATAATCACCCATCAGCGGTTTGGGTACGCGAATCAGTAGATAACTACAATTGGTTATATAGACACTTCATAGCACTAAGCGCAGAGTACAAGCACCGTTACAATAAAGAACACGCCACCTTCACCAAACTAGGTTCAATCCTATCAGTTTGGCCACACAACCTTACTACTCAAGAACAAACCCCATTTAAGTTAGCCATGAACAACGAGCCTCAGTGTATCAACGAGGCAGACCCAGTAGGTTCTTATAGAAAATATTACTTGACTAAACGCGAAAGATTTAGTATGATATGGACTAAGCGTGAAATTCCTACATGGTTTGCGGAGGCAGCATAATGAGCTTTACAGAATTTAACTGGAAAAAGATACACAAGTGGGAAGATAACTACTTGAGGCAAGTTGACGAAGATGTAGAAGAATACGTATTAGAGTTCTTTGGTGTGGAAGAAGTACCACAGCTAACAGAAAAGCAGATGCAAGCAGTAATGAGATTTTCTGTAGAAGAGCTACCAGATTATCATATTATGCAAAGCGGTATAGCTACTTTACTCTATAATTGGGAGGAAGGTCAACAATGATTCACGGTTCTATGAGACACTATAGTAATGGAAGGAAGAAAAAATATGACGCTTGGACCACTAAAAAACGCAAAGTTGAATTTGTCCCACTCGAACCAAAAGTGGTTAGTCGACCAGTTCGTGGGGATACTTCTCATATTCCTAGTCATGAATGCTCTGGACATGCCACCGGAAGGGTTGATTCTCCAAAGTATACTGGGACGTTAGTCAAAGGTATATCTACTATGCACAAGTCAAATGCTGTACCAATTATTGATGAGAACGAAGCGAAAGAACATGCGAGGATGCGTAGATAATGGAAGATGAACGTTATATTGTTGAATGGTATGATGTTGTTTACGGATACCAGCAAGAATATTTTAATGAAGTTAAGAAGGCAGAGAAGTTCTATCGAGATCTTTCGGTGATGAATGATATACCGGAGAATGATATTAAATGTAAACAGGTTAGAGGATAATATTATGGGATGGCATTACATAGCAGTAGCTGTTGAGAACGACATTACTGGTGAAACTGAATACACCGTCGGGGAAGCATATCCTGACCTAGAAAGCGAAGGCGATACTGTACCTCATACCATAGAAACCCATTTCTATGGCGAGACCGTACAAGACTTAGTTAAATGGTTACGTATAGCGGCTGATGATATTGAAAAACACGGTTGCGTAAACTCTGGAAAGGAAGATGAAGAGTAAAGCAATAAAGGGTAAGTTCTACCCTAAGAATCCAAAAAAGTATACAGGAGATGTAAATAAGATAATCTATCGCAGTTTATGGGAAAGGCGCTTCATGCTCTACTGCGATAGAAGCGATCAAATCTTAAACTGGAGTTCTGAAGAAATACATATACCTTATGTTTCTCCTAAAGACGATAGATGGCATAATTACTATCCAGACTTTGTTGTTGATACTTGCTACGGAAGGACTATAGTGGTTGAAATTAAACCTCACTACCAACGTTGGTGGGCTGTTAATGTCGCTAAGTGGAATGCTGCTAGGAAGTACTGCGATAAACGATCGTTCGAGTTTAAAGTGTTAACCGAAAAGGAGCTGTTTTGAAAATACGTAAAAGAGAAATATTCCGTTGGTTGATCGATACGTTTGATAATATAAATATATGGTTCCAAGATAAATTTAACCTCAACCCAAAGCGAAAATTCCTAGAATCTAGACAAGACTTAGTTACAGTAAAAGAGCTAGAAGACACTATAGGTAAGAGCTTAAATATAAAGAAAGAATCATGACAGAACATCAAAAGCTAGAGTGGAGAAAATTAGTAGAAAAATCTAAAACTAGGTTTTCTGACGCTAACCCTTCAATTGAAGACGAAGTAGTTGTTGCTGCGGATAGAGATATGCAATTAATGTATAATGCCTTACACTATATTGCCAACAATTGGATAGAACCTAGTTTCGACGGAGTTATGAAGCAAAGAAGGGATTTGATTAAAGTTGCCAAAACAGCGCTAAAAAATATTGAAGAAGATTAATCAATGAGGCGTTTAGAAGAGCTCAAACATGATATCGAATATATCGATGAGATGTTAATGGCTATGAATATTAATCCTGACGTTTGGTGGGGTACTCCTCTACCAGAATTGATGAATAGAGTTCCTAGCTATGCTGATGCGAAATTCCTTATTACTGTTGTTGAAGATAAATTAATAGACTATAGTTTCGAGGACGCTGGATGGATTATCAATAAACATAATGAATTACAAAAAATAAACCCAGAAGAAAATTCCTCAGAAACCCCAGTGAGGGGTTCTGATTTAGTATTAAAATTCATTGAAAACTTCCAAGAAACTAAAGATTAGAGGTATATTATGAAATTTGAAGTTGATTTAAATGATGAGTTTGTTGACCGTATTGTTATAGAATGGTTAAAAGACCACCTAAATATGATTGAAAACTGGGACGGGTATCTACACCCAGACGATATCGCCTACAACGAAAAACTAAAGCCTGCTCTAGAATTACTCCTAGAATACGTAGGCGTCCAAGAATAATTTACGTTCTATAAATTACATTTTTTAGATTAAAACGGTATAACTAAACTGTTTACTTTCACTCACGCTTGCTGTATAATTAACTTGTAAATTGATAGAGAGAAGAGAGTTGAGAATGAAAACTTATATTGTAAAAAGACCAAACGAATTCGATCGCACTTACAGCTGTGAGCTTCGTGCAATATATTTTGCGGCTGCTTGGGTAGGTGAGAATAGCACTCACCGCCGTGAAGGCAATGACATATTGTTCTTCGGTGAAGATGGTTCAGAAGCTATAGTAACTTCTCGAATTGATGGTTAAGAGTTTAGTAATGAAAAATCAGAACGAATTGGATACATTATTGCTATAGTTTTCTTTATTGCTGTTGGTGCTGCTTGGGAATATTATAGTTACAAAGATTGTATGGAAGATACTTCTGGCTCTATGCGTATGGGAGAGTGATATGACAAAAAAAGAATTGAAAGCACTTATGGAAGATATACTAGCAAATCAAGAAGATACTAC